CACTAATGTAGGCATAAGAGAAGCCTCTTGTGATCTAGTTGTATTACTAAGTAATGATGTAACTTTGCTGGGTCAAGAAAAAGGCACTTGGTTGTCTAGGCTGGTCTTGCCCTTTGAAACAAATGTGAGATGCGGTATTTCGTGCACAAACAAAATGTATAGTGAACATGCAGGCCGTGATTTTGCTATTTTCTTTTGTGTGATGATTCACAAAAAAGTTTTTGAAAAAATAGGCTTGTTGAATGAAGACTATGGTGTTGGTAGCGGAGAAGATATTGAATTTTCCATTGAGGCTGAAAACGCAGGATTTGAAGTAATTGAAGTGGCGCAAAACACCATGGACTATAATTTAAAAATGTGGTTAAGTGATTTTCCTTTATACCACAAAGGTGAAGGCACAGTTCATGATCCATCACTTGTGCCGGATTGGGATAATATTTTCACTGGGAACATGATCAAGGTTGCGCAAAAATATAATCCCGCTTGGGTGGAAGCCAACGCTGCCCAATTCTCTTGGCAACTGCTTCAAGAAACATTGCCCAAATTTCATAAACCAATTAGCCTGCTCAAAAAGTTGAATAATGTGTTATTTGATGAAATATTCAAAATAAATTGTTATCATGTTCTGCCAAATGAGTTTGAAGGCAATATTGTTGTAGATATTGGTGCTCATATTGGCACATTTAGCATATTCAGTCTCATTCATGGTGCCACAAAAGTCTTGGCTATAGAGGCTAACCCCAAAGTCTACTCCACACATTTAGCAGATGTAGTAAGCTCTTTGCCTCAAATACAGGTTGATAATCTTGCTGTTACAGATCAAGAAGACATATTGGTATCAATCAAAGATGATGATGTCAACAGCCAGCTCCAACCCTATGATCCAAAAAATCTGTCTGTGAAAACCATAACCTTACTTTCTCTGTTAAAAAAACACAATATTGAGGGAACTGAATTGGTTTTGAAACTGGATATTGAAGGGCATGAATTCAATGTATTACTGAATACACCAATTGAAGTTTTGAGCCGCTTCAAAACCATTTTTGTGGAAGTTCACAATGACATGAATCCCAACTCCAATTTCAGGGATATCAAAAGAATTGCAGAACATCTTGAAAACAATGGTTTCAAGAAAACATTTGAAATACCCTTGTTGTGGTTTGGCATAGATGGCACAGTAACGCAAACTGGTGTATGGAATGAGAAGTACGAAAGAGTGAAAATATGAAAAAAGGAGTCTTGTGCAGCATTACTACTCGAGGCAGATACCACAGCACACTGGCCATGAGCATCATGAGTGTGGCAACTCAAACAGAACTACCTGACCACTTGGTCATATTTGATGACAATGACCCTACTGAGGATATTAGAGAGATACCTACTCTACGCCATGTTCTGTGCATCTTGGAAGAGAAAAAACTGTCTTGGGAAGTAATTTTTGGGCGGAAACAAGGTCCGCATCACAACCATCAGATTGCCAATCGTATGGGGTTTGAATGGGTGTGGCGTCTAGATGACGACACTGTGGCTGAACCCAATGCATTGAAAATCTTTAAAAGTCATCTAAATGCCAACACTGGTGCGGTAGGAGGTAGTATACTCACACCACCATTTTTGAAAAATACCAACGCCACTGGTTCCATTGATAAAGTTGAAGAACAAAGCATTCAATGGGATTACATTGCTGAGAAAAAAGCTGTTGATCATTTGCATTGTAGTTTCGTGTATCGAGCAGGCATACATGACTACAATTTGGGCTTAAGTCCAGTGGGGTTCCGAGAAGAAACCCTGTTCACATGGGGTTTGAAACAAAAGGGCTTTGATATCTTCATTGTACCTGGTGTAATAACATGGCATTTGAAAAATCCTGTTGGTGGAATAAGACAACAAGATGAATTGATGTATTCCAAAGATGATGCTATTTTCCGCAATCATTTACATTATAGAGACCATACTATGGTAGTGCTTGACTGCGGTATGGGTGATCATGTTGTGTTCCAGAAAGTTCTTCCTTTGTTAAAAAATCCAGTTGTGTTTTCCTGTTATCCAGAAATCGTAGCAGGACGCAGTATTGGTGAGGCAGTGCATTTGTTTGGTGACATAAGTTACTTAAACGTATACCAAAAAATGGAACAGTGGAATTGGACTGAAAGCTTGGAAAAGGCCTATCGCAAACTGTATGGAGTTGACAATTGATTCTGATCGCGCCCTGGAGTAAACCATTACGTAATGGCCAAACCAATCCCAAAAACTATCCCTACTGGGGTGACCTAGTGAAATTATTACCACCACCAGTGGTGCAAGTGGGGGTGGATGGCGAACTTCAATTGGTTGAAGATTTCCGCAAAAATTTAAATCTGAAAGATTTGGCTCAACTGATTCTGGCATGCAATACATGGATCTCTGTGGACACATTTTTTCAACACTATGCATGGAGTTTAGGCAAAAAAGGTGTAGTAGTGTGGGGACAAAGTGATCCCAACATCTATGGTCATGCCGAAAATGAGAATCTACTCCTGAACCGTAGTTTTTTAACAAGTAATCAATTTTTGATGTGGGAAATGATCCCCTATCGCAATGATTGCTGGGTAGACCCAAAAACAGTATTGGAAAGTGTTCAAAAGTCTCAAGGGATGGGTGGCTTCGAGAACATGGGATAAATATTGCAGACGGTTCATACTAGGAATATCACTCAATGGCTAACACTACTCCTAAAATATTTAACCAGCTGCGCCCTTTGAATACTGCTGTTCCCAGTCAGTTGTATAGCGTGCCCTTGCAAAGACAAGCCCAAATAACACTGTTTGTGGCAAATCAAGGAAATACCAGCGAGTTTTTCCGAATAGCATTAGTACCAGACGGACAAAGCTTGACTACTGCCCGGTATATTGCATTTGATACACCCTTGATAGGCAACGGAGTATTTGCTGTGACAGGCATTGGTTTGGATTCAGGTGATAGTATATTTGTCAAGAGTGCAATAGGCAACTTAAGCTTTACTGCCACCGGAATTGAATTTAGCCCTTAAAATACAACACAGCACATATTGGTAAACCTACAGATGCTGTCTAATGTGTGAGATTATTCCATTCCCAAATAAGCGTGCTGCAAAAGTCAATAACCATTTTTCTGTGGAACAAGTTGAGCCCACTGGCTATATACCAGTCAAAAAAATTGACTTTACATGTCCTTCCTGCCAAACTCAAACAAGCTTTTCATTTAATAATATCATTTTTCGTACTCTGCAATTTTATTGCAGTAAATGTGGTGCAGGATGGAAGGTAACAAACAAACTATTCGCTGGTTTAATTGAAAAAGAAAACAAACCACCATGACACACCCCCTTATAAATGATTTGACTGCTGTCTCTTTTGAAGAGTTGGAAAAAAGAAAAAATGATATTTTAAGCAGGATGCAAAGGCTAAGAATCTGGGGGCAAGGCAGTAGTGAAATGTGGGACCAGTTTCAAAGTATCCTAGGCAGTTTGGATTTAGAGATGGAACAAAGACTGTCAGCTCAGGACACTGCAAAAAATCCTTCCAAAAATGTTATTGTAAATACTGACCCCTTGGAAGAAGAGTTAGAAGACCTTTCCAAACAAAAGCGTGGTCCAAAACAGTATACTATACTATAATTATGAATAACGACCTTGTAGTTTTTGACAATGAAGGAACTCCTTTCGTGAGTGGTCAAGGAATTATTGAATTGGCTTATCAAAACAAGCTGGATAATATTTTTGAGTGGCAAGATTCACCAGCAAAAAGCGCATTTTTGCAGCAATGTGAAAAACTAGATTATTGGCCTATCCCCAGTCATGCATCTGATCCACAAAAGCGTGACTGGTTTACGCCTGAGGAATACAAATGCCTTGATTTGAAAGAGTATTGTCTAACAAGATGTGTTAACAAAGAACAAACGCAACGAGCACTTCTGGAACTGGGACTCATATCTTCGCTAAATGCTGAACCAATCTTCCATCATTTAATCTATCTTGTAGATACTTGGCGGAGTCACGGGCTAGTGTGGGGAGTAGGCCGAGGCAGTAGCGTAAGCTGTTTTGTGCTATATCTTATTGGCGTTAACAAAATCAACCCCTTAGACTATGATCTTGACTACCAGGAATTTTTCAAAATTAAATACTAATTTTACAGTGAGCAAGGAACCATAATGGCTGGACATTTTAGACGTCAACACAGAAGCATGCGGGGAGAAATTATAGATTTCTCAGCCTTGAGCTTACAAAATCAACAACAAGTTGCATTGGGCAATGCACGCATGAATGCCAAGGGTGACATTCTTGGTGAGGGGGGTATCATTTTGAAAACACAAGAACAGGTTGAAGCTGAATGGGCCGCAGCTAGAGCCATGTCACAAACTTTTACTGCTGATATCAAAAGCGAACAACCTCTCTCACAAGCAGCACCTCCTCCTATGCCTACCCCAAGAGCAGCTACT